AGGAAGAACAGATGATTGATCTGCCATCAGATGGACCTGATACAGAAGTTATCTTACCAGAAGAAACGGTTAAAGAAGGAGCACAGAATGTTGATGTTCCTGAAAAAAAACCAGAAGGAGAAGTAGAAGTTGTAGAGGAGAAAAAAGAAGAAGCTCCAAAAGAACTTATACAAGAAGAGAAACAAGAAACAGCTAAAGAAGAAAAACCAAAACAAGAATCAGAATTAGATGAGTATAGTGATGGAGTTAAAAAAAGAATTGCTAAACTTACAAAGCGTATGCGTGAATCTGAACGTCAAAGAGACGAAGCCACAAAATATGCACAATCTGTTTTAAGAGAACAAAGATCTTTAAAAGATAGATTATCTAAATTAGATACAGGATATGTATCTGAAATGGAAAGTAGAATTACTTCAGGTCTTGAAGCTGCTAAAGGTAAACTTAAGCAAGCTAGAGAAGATGGAAGTATAGAAGCCGAAATTGATGCACAAAAAGAAATTGCTAAATTAGGCTACGAAGAAGCTAGATTGGCTGATATGAAAGTTAATCAAGAAGCTGAAAAAAAGAAGATTGAATTAAATAATAAACAAACAACTAATATTCAACAAGAACGGACTCAGACACCAAAACCTGATGCAAGAGCTACTGAATGGGCAGAACAAAATGCTTGGTTTGGTAAAGATAATGCTATGACGTATACAGCATTTGATTTGCATAAGAAATTGGTAGAAGAGGAAGGTTATGACCCACAATCGGAAGATTATTATGGTGAATTAGATAGAAGAATAAAGCTTGAATTTCCCCATAAGTTTGGTAATAATACAGAACAATCGACTAAGCCTACACAAACTGTAGCTTCGGCTACGCGAAACGTAAAAAGAGGCACTGGTCGCAAAACTGTGAGACTCACATCATCACAAGTAGCAATTGCTAAAAAATTGAATGTGCCACTTGAAGAATATGCTAAACAAGTAAACGTAGAGGAGTAATAAGCATGACTAAATCTAAAACTGAAACAGAAGTTTCAAACGTTACGGAGGAAGTAAAAAAAGACTCACGCGCGTCCGAAACAAGGGAAGCTACTAAGCGACCTGTTGAATGGACACCACCCTCATCTTTAGATGCACCACCTGCGCCGGATGGTTTTCGACACAGATGGATAAGAGCTGAAAGTTTAGGCTTTGACGACACTAAAAATATCGCTGGTAAATTAAGATCAGGATACACATTAGTAATGGCTTCAGAGTATAAAGATTCAGGTTATCCAATAGTTGAAGATGGCAAACACAAGGGAGTGATCGGAGTCGGAGGTCTGTTGCTGGCCAGAATACCAGAAGAGATCGCAAAAGCACGTCAGAAGTTTTATAGTGATAAAGCTAAAGAACGAGACGATGCAGTTCACAACGATCTACTGAAGGATCAGCACCCGAGCATGCCTATCAGCAATGATAGCCGCTCTAGCAAATCTTTCGGTGGTAAGTAAAAGTTTTTTAACAATTACTATCAACGGAATAAATTAACCGCACTGGAGGCCCGTAAGGGCAGGTGCATACGGAGGAAAATAATATGGCTAATCAAGACGCCGCTTTCGGTCTTAGACCGTTAAAGACAGTTGGTCAGCAAGACGATTCTACTGGAATGAGTTCTTATAATATTAGTCCGGGTGATGCGAGTGTAATATTCCAAGGTGCTTTAGCAGGTTCTCCTGCTACAGGTACTGGATATGTAGACTTACAAACAGCTGGTTTAGTATTAAACTTAGGAGCTTTCTGGGGATGTTTCTACAATGACCCAACTACATTAAAACCTACGTTCAAAAACTATTACCCAGGATCAATCACTCCACCTAACGCTGGCGCGATTGAAGCATTTGTGTATGACAGTCCATCACAAATGTACGAAATCCAATCAGACAATACAGGTGCTTCTGCTCAAACAGACATCTTTAAATGTGCGGATTTAGCTGGTGTAAGTGGTTCAACTTTGAACGGAGTAAGCTCAATGGAACTAGGGGATGCTACTCTAGGTACAACTGGGCAATTCAAAATAATCGGAGTTTCAAGAGACCCTGAAAACAATGAAATCGGATCAGCAAACGTCAATTGGCGTGTGATGGTAAACGAGCATTTATTAGGATCTGGAACTGCCGGGGCAGCATAAGGAGAATAAATTATGGCAATATCACGACAACAACTCGTAAAAGAGCTTGAGCCAGGTTTAAATGCCTTGTTCGGCCTTGAGTATAAAAGATATGATTCTGAGCATAAAGAAATTTATGTTACAGAAACATCTGACAGAGCTTTTGAAGAAGAAGTAATGTTATCTGGATTTGCGAATGCATATGTGAAACCTGAAGGTTCAGCAGTTGCATACGACAATGCACAGGAAACATTTACTGCAAGATACACTAACGAAACAGTGGCTCTTGCATTCGCTTTAACTGAAGAAGCAATGGAAGACAACCTGTATGATAGACTTTCGTCTAGATATACAAAAGCACTAGCGAGATCTATGGCTAACGCTAAACAGATCAAAGCAGCAAACCCACTAAACCAAGGTTTACCAACTACGGATAACTTTGATTCAGGTGATGGTGTTTCTTTGTTCAACACAGCTCACCCAACGATCGCTGGTTCTTTCCAAAACACATTAACGGTACAAGCAGACCTTAACGAAACATCGTTAGAACAAGCAATGATCGACATTGCTGGTATGACTGATGAGAGAGGTCTTAAAATTGCAGCTAGAGGAATGAAAATGATTGTTCCTTCTGAAAACCAATTCAATGCTGAAAGACTTATGAAGTCTCAAGGTAGAGTTGGAACTGCAGACAATGATATAAATGCTTTAAGATCTATGGGAATGATTCCTGAAGGTTACAGAGTAAATCACTATCTTACAGATACTGATTCTTGGTATATCATTACAGACGTGCCGAATGGTATGAAGTACTTTGAAAGACTACCTATCCAAACTAAAATGGAAGGTGATTTTTCAACTGGTAACGTTAGATACAAAGCTAGAGAAAGATACTCGTTTGGAGTATCAGACCCTAGAGGTATCTTTGGTTGCGAGGGTGCATAATATCAAATAAAATTAGGGGCCGCCTCAAAACGGCCCCTTTTTACTTTATAAGAGGTGAGAATATGAAAAAACTACGAGTCCAGATTTACGCTTACAAACATCACGCAGATTTTATTATAGAATCAGAAGATTCCCTAGAAGCAGTTGAAAATGCTATCATTGACAAACTTGGACAAAATGATATAAAATGGGAGTATCTTGGAGAAATGAACGATCCCAAGGTAAAAAGAATAACCTATGAGGAGGTTATAAATGATGCAACAACATCTAACAGAACTATATACGAAGAAAAAAGTTCTGGATCTAGAATGGGAGCAGGAGCATCTTAATGAGGGTAGATATACTCTCAATATGGTTAGAATTGACCGAAAAGTCAGAGAAGTAATTAGCCATATAAAATTAGCAGAAGCTAAAAAAGAGCATATGCTAAATAAGGTGGAAGACTCTGCACCCCAAGTTTCTGTAGCTACTTAATAAAAAGCTACATCGTTGGAAAAAATCCACTCCACATTACAGGCTCTCTTGCACTCTACTAAAATCTAGTATATAAATTAATTACTATACAATTAACAATAGAACATAGACGCGTATAGTCGACGGCCTAGAGACTATGTTCACAAACTAGGAGAATATAATTATGGCAAACACTACATTTTCGGGACCAATTAAAGCTGGACCGATTTCACACACAACTGGTACAACAGTTGGAACAAACGTAAAAAATACGGGTCACGTTGTAATGTCTCAATCTGCAAAGATCGTGTACACAAACGTAACTGATTTATCAACTAACATTGTTTTACCTGCAAAATCACACATCATAGCTATCGACGTTAACGTTGAAGTAGCATTTAATGGTGGTGGTGCTGACACTTTAGATGTTGGTATCGTAGGTAACTCAGATTTATATGTTGACGGCGCAGACGTTTCAGCAATAGGTCCTGTAGCATTAGGGACAACTGGTCTTTGTACAAACTGGAGAAACGTTGGAACATCTGATGTTAGAGTCGCAATGAAATACATTGACGCTAATGGTGACAGTTCTGCTGGAAGAGCAAGAGTAACAATTACTTACACTCAAGCTAACGATCACAGCGTATAATAAATAATTTGGTGCTCCTTCGGGAGCACCTTTAATAAGGAGAAAAATTATGGCAGGCGGAGGATCATTTTCAAGTGACCAAACAACCTTACACATGAGTACTATTGGTTCTAATACTTTATCAAGAGCTGGTAGAGCTAGAATTACTTCTATTCAAGGAAAAGGAATAGCAAGTTCTGTTCTTAAGTTTCACGATTGCGCTACTGCAGGTGCTGCAGCTTCAGGTAATTTAGTAGCTACATATCATTATGGAACTGAAGGCTTAGAAGTATATGTTCCTGGTTCAGGAATTCTTTTTAAAGAAGGAATAGTATTTCATTTAACTGGATCAAGTGGAAGCGTTACTGTAACTATTACAGGAGCGTAGTCTCATGGCTAACACTACTTCTGGAACTACGACGTTTGGAAAAACTTTTGCAATAGATG